GCTCCTTATTGGGGCGCGCCTTATCTGGAAAAATCCGACCAGTGTGGTCGAATTAGTCCGGTTCTCTGATTCTCATTGAATCGTTCTGTTTAATCACATCCGAGATTGAGTTTATTATGTAAGCTTGATCGCTGTCCCGAGGGACATCGGTACATACATTTGAGAGGGTGTCATATCCCCCCTCTTTAGTAGGTGTAATAGTGGGTGTAAGCTTTGGGGATCCAATTAATTTAGGTTAATTGGACCTGGAGCCTCTGCATAACGCTTTACTTCCTAGGCCTTAACCGGCTGCCTATGTAGGCTACCTGCGGCCCTCCTAAGGGAGGAAACCGAAGCCGAGGATTGTTGGCATTGTTAGGTCCGTAAGCCGAACCCCATGGGGGCTCTTCGGGTCTGCGAGAAATCGAGTAATCCCTTAGGACAGGTCTTAAAGAGATCTACCAAGAGGAAAGTATCCAGGATGAGTATTGCGAAAGTGAACTCTACCGGTGGTTAGCGATTTTTATTATCGATATGAATATTATGAAACAATTTAACTTTAAAAAGCTACTTTGCCGTCATGATATTCAGACAATGTTAAAATCTTTGAGTGGTATGCTCAGTGTAAAAGCTGGGCGCGGATGGTTGACTTGGCTCTTGCGAGCCGGGACTGTCGTCCGTGGAAGTAATACGTCAGCAGTGGCTAGACTAGCCATTGTATATGTACGTACCCTATACGCTCTCTACCTTGCTCAGGGCTACCGCGGTGTCGTTATTGCAACGAAATCGTGGTATGTCTTGACAATGCAGTCAGCGGGCGGGATGCGTATACCAGCGGCTCAGCAACTAGGTTGCGCCGTTGGACGTAGCTCTGATGGTTTACCTCGGGTTATACCCGCGGTATCTCGTCAGAGAATAAGACAGGGGGATCGTGCTCATCTAAGGTTGTGAGTAACCTGGTTCTCTATTTATAGAGTTCTAGTTATACCTGGCAACCTAAAGTTGAATACGATCACAGATCCTGGGTTGCAGTGGTCGGATACTCTGTGAAAAGAGTGCCTGGCCATGGTAACCTTGTTCTGTAGCTCCCTGGGTTATAAGGCTGTGGGCTCGGCGAAATCCAAGCTCCCAGCGTTACGTTATACATCTCTAGTTAAGTCTACTCCTAGTATTTGATGAAAAGGTAAGAAGGTAAGTGCAAGTCCAGAAGGAATTGTTACTGGTGCGCTTGCTTTACTTAGCAGTGAGGTGATGGTATCATTTAGATATCTCGCAGATTTTATTGATCCTGTTCCTCCGAAATCTACCGAGGTAGGTTCAGGAAACAGACCCAAATCAATCTGTGAGCTTATCGATATGATAGGACCCATAGCTCCCTCTTTGGTCCCAAACTTTGCAATTGGAAAGCTTGGGTTCAAATTGGAGGCTGCGGGGAAGGTTAGAGTGTTTGCGATGGTGGAGTGTTGGACTCAATGATTATTGGGTCCTTTGCATTCCTTTATCTTCAAACTACTAGATGACTTTCCGTCTGACGGAACAACCGATCAATTCGCTCCTGTGCAGAGATTACTCGACGACGGACATGTCCGTTTTTGATGTTATGATCTGTCAGCAGCAACTGATCGCCTACCAGTAGCTCTCCAGGCCACTATCCTGAACTATCTCTTTGGAGCTAGTTTTGGGTGGGCCTGGGCGAATTTACTGGTGGGTCGGGATTATTATCTGCCTAAAATTCCTTTGGGGGTTATAGCAGATACTATTCCTAAGTTTGTTCGTTATGCGGTTGGCCAGCCTATGGGAGCATTGTCCAGTTGGGCAATGCTCGCTCTAACCCACCATTTTATTGTTGGGTGGGCAGCGTATCGGCAAGGATTCTCTTTTGGATCCTTCACCGATTATGCGGTACTGGGTGATGATATTGTGATCGCAAATGGAAAAGTTGCGGCTGAGTATCTTCGTCTGATGAAGGAGATTGGAGTATCAATCGGAGTACACAAATCCTTGGTCTCTCGTAAGGGAGTCCTTGAATTTGCGAAACGTTTTATAGTCCAAGGGGTAGATTGTTCACCAGTTCCTTTTAAGGAAATGGTGGCCGCTCTATCCGCATTTGAACAGAGTACTGAGTTCATACGTAAGTATGCTCTTGGTTCTGCTTCAATTGCTTCTTTCGTCGGGTGAGGATACAGAGTCCGTGGACGTCTGTCTGCTGATTTCAGTAAGTTACCTAGACGGCTAGCTACTATCGGAAAGTGACGTAGCTCTCCATGGGGTACTTTGGGGCATAATGTATCGTCCTGACTAAACATCAGGTCGTTTGTTATACGCCCAGAGTGGTTAGTTGAGGTTACAGAAATGTGACCTTCTCTACCTAAGTCTGAGTCTGCGCGTTTTGTTGACTGGGCATCGAGAGATGAACAGCGGCTGGACAAGCGGATGGAGGATTTACCAACGCGGTTTGCATACTCCGGTAGTAGGGTGATGACTGAGTGGATCGAGGGTGGAAGTGAAACTAGTGGATTGTGGGGGGCGGCTACCTATCTATCTGAAACGTTATCAGTAGATAGGGGTAAACTCTACAATTCTCTTTATTTCATTCAAGCGAGAGCTTGAGAGGTGTCAAATCCCCTCGTGAAGAAAGACTTTAATGAGGCGAAGTCGATTCTGTTCGCCATGAGAACAGCTCGGCTTCCTTTAGATGAGTCCAAATTCGTGAAGTGAGTTGACGCTTTCCGTCTTCAAGGGAGACTCCGTTCTCACTCCATAATGGGTGAGGCAAGAGAACTTAGGGCTAAACCCACGGTTCTCTTGATATCTCGTCTTTGAGACTGAGTAAGAAAATAACTAGGGGATGGGCGTTGGCTGTACATGAGCTCTTCGGAGAAGATGGACCAGTGACGACCCAGTTGCGTATCATTTCCAGTTCGAAAGAACTACAAATATTTAAACACATCTGAG